CTTATCAATAACTACACCTGTGTTCTTCTTAGCCCATCTATCTAATGCACCAGCTTCTTTGTTTGCCTTGATTTCTTCAGCAGTCTTACCAGACTCGGCATTTCCAAAGAATTTGCATTCGTTGACGGACTTAGTTTCCGCTGTCTCTACCCACTGTCCATTGCCATTTCTAACTTGTTTATTCTTTAGAATTTGATGGACTGCAACTTTAACAGGCTTATTAAGCAATGCTGTAAGTACTGGAAGTTCAGTAGGAACATCTTTACCTTGGGCAAAGTCGCGTATCTTAATAACTTTCTTTTCGACTTTGCTCATATTAGCATCTAAATCTTCACCTGTTACAGTGACACATAGAGATTTACCAGTTTGATATCCTGGCAAAGGTTGCTTTTTACCTTCTTTATTGATGTAAAAAGTTTTGTTACCTTTCTCTTTGCCGGATTTAATGCACCACTTATCTCTCATAGTTCCGAAGTTTCCTCCGTTCTTTTCGAATTCAACATGTAAGAAATAAGCTCCACCAGCGCTTTGGGTTACATATGCCAGTTTAACAGTGGCGTCATATAATCCAGATTCCCAGAGAAAGCTGCCTCCTCCAGATCCTTCAATAGAGGGTTCTACTACGTCATCAGGAAGTTTCCATTCACTCATATAATTGTCCTTTCATAAATTAGCTTAAGTTATCATTCTTATTAGCTTCAACTTTTTGTTGAGCTATGTACTCATCTAGAATTTTGGCAAATTCTTTAACACTACATCCTGGTTTTCTTTTTAAAGTTTCTGTTATTATCTCTTGTACTACGCTAATCCCCATCTCGGTAGCAACATATACCATCCTATTGATCTGTGCCATGCGCGATTCATTCGTAGTGATTCTTTCACGAATTTCATCACGTGCATTATCTATACGTTCATCATTGCCTGGGTGACTCATAGTTTCCTTTCAGGTTAAAGTAGGCAGAGTCATGAGCTACGCGATTGTATCTGTGACTCTTTTAAGGGCGCATGTGCCTAGGACTAGCTCTTCACCCACCATTTTATTAATAATAATCTCTAAGTTTATTAATTACATTCTGTAAATTATTATCGATATAGGTTTCTTTTGTATCCCACATATCCATAGGTGCTCTCATGCGTTCATGGATCGTGTCCTTAGTTATTCTAGTTTGGAATACGTATTTAAATCCTAAAGCTTTCTCTTCAGGAGTAATAGTAAGTAATTTAGACTTAGCAGTGGAATCGTCTAACTTCTCTAGAGACATCTTTTTTGTAGATATAACATTTGTAAAGAAACTTTCTATACCTACGTTCTTTAATGCTCCTTTAACCATTACTTTAGTTTCAGTAACTAGATCAGCTTCATTTTGAACGTCTGAAGTATGAGCTAGAAATACTACGTTTTTAGTGGATTTAGCTACTACCTGAGACATTAATATTCTCATGTATTGATAGTAATCTCCCCATGCTTGCATGGTGTTAGTAGCAGGCAGGATCTTAGTGCTCTCAAACATATCCATAAGATAAGTCAGACTATCTATTACTATAGTATGTACGTCTTTCATATCTGCTTTTGTGGACTCTGCTTCTTTAAATGCTTGGTATACTTGCTGAGGATCAGTAACTGTGAATTCTTTAAATTTTGCTTTGAAGGGTAATTTCTTACCATTCTCACAATTTAAATATATTACTCCCTCAGGCTTATCTATAGCTCTTAGACTAGCAGTTTTACCTGTAGCCGATTTGCCTGATACTAATACTAGATGGTCGTTTATCATTTATCCTCCTCAAGTAGTGATTGTCTTAATAGCTTTAAATAGTCATGCCCTTCTTTGCTTTTTAATGCTATGCGTTTTGTTTTATTTTTAACTTCTTCTAACTGGGCATGGAATACGTTAGTTCTACTCATAATATCCTGTCCTTTAAGGCTGAGCATTTGTGCTTTACGATGTGTTTTTCTTCCGGGGGATAGCGTAGAATTATCTACGCAATTTTCTATAGTGTGCCGGTCATACCGAATATTTTTATTCCTATTCTCTCGATTTCTATCTACTTTGTCTTGCATTTCTTCACTAGTCATTCGCCTAATTCCAATAAGCTGTACAGCAGTGAATTTTATATTGTAATGTTCAAATACATAATCTCTAGCTACTTTTAAATATTTATGTTTATCTCCACTTCCTCTCGTATCCCCGCATGCTAAAGCGTCTAGGTCTTCTCTTGGGATAGTTTCTCCTATTTTTGCATCACGTAGGAGTTGTATTAAATCCTGTGTCTCTACAGCATGAAGTATGTTTTTAGTTCTTCGTACTATTTGTATTTTTAATTTCTTTTTTGACATCATAACCTCCAAGTTATTTTTCTTTTTCCTCTCTTAAGATTCGAATTTGGTCTTGAAGATTTTCAATTTCTAATTCAAGTCCCTTAATTTTCTCTTCTGATGAGTTATCAAATGCGCTATCCCATTTACGGGAAGCTATGTCCCATAACGAAGACAAGGCTTCTTTAGCCTGTGTTTGATCTTTATCTGATAGCCATATAGTCATGGTGTAGTTCTCCTTTTCTGATATTCTTTACTTATAGATTTAACAGTACTGTTTCTAAACTGTTCTTCAGGTAAAGGAGTTTCTAATTTACTATTAAAACTTTCTAGTTTATCTACTATATCTCCTAATGCCATATCAGCATCCACTAACACCATCCCGTATCGATAGAGATGGTTAGCTCTATTACCTGTAGTTGTATGGTTTATGAACCAGCGCTCGATATTACCTACACCAGTAGCTGTAATCTTAGCCCGCATTTCATCGGACTTCTTGGTTTCTGGTATAAATAATGTTGCGTCAAGAATACTTCCTTGATTGTATTCATGATGACCTGGGTGGGAAGCCCACTTCCTAGATATATCTTTAGCTGCTTCATCCACATCAAACGGCAACCAGTTAAATACATTCTTCATAAATCTAGAATAGTCATAAGTGTTTAATTTGATTCTGTGAGATAGTGGTAATATCAATCGGAATCTATTAGTTTCTTCAGTATGTCTTTTAGTAGTAGAGATTAAGAACGTATAGTCTTCTAAAAGTACTTTAGCTGTATTTATATTGATGTCTCCATCGCAATCTAATATTAGTAGATCGAATCCGGGTATTACGTTCTCACTCTTACGATGCCCATTAATAAATGAATGAGCTGTGTAATGATATCCTTCAGCGGTTGTTAGTTTATGTAGCAGATTAAATGGTGGATGGTCAGTTTGATAGTCATAAGCTATATCTCTACTGATAGCTACAGTTAGTTTATTCATATCTGTTTCTATTAGAGTTTCTCCTTTAAAGAATTCTATATCATCTAATAATCGCTTCTTGATGATGATATTGTTTCTATACCCAAAGGACATAGCTAAGCTCATTAGTTCATTTCTCTGAGCTTCTGAGCCTTTGTAGAATGGGAGTTCTTCCATCAGCTCATGCTGAGTGACCTCATTATCTACATCAGCTAGATAGTGAGCTAAACGCTCATATGGGCCTTGTTTTCTCATCAGTTTATGGAATGCTTCTCCCGAGTCCTCAACTAGGCTAATTGCATAGTCTAGATGATCTTTAGTAATCTCTGGGGAGTTATCAGCATACGCATAGGCGCCTGCTAATTTTAGTGCTTTATAGTAGCGATGGTTTAACTCGGCTTTCTGTATAGTCATATGATCTTTTAGATCATCTGCTAGATCCTCACATTTCATCTGGTATTCAATTAGATGTATATGGTTTTCTTCTGACATTTGTAGAATTGTATTAATAGACCTTCTAGCAAAGCTAGCAAAAGTCTGTTGTATATCTGCTACTTCATCAGCTAAGTTCTGGTCGATCATTTGTGCATACCGTTCTTGTGCGGATGCGTACTTAGTTCTGTGGCTTTCGGTTGTATATCCGAATAATAGTCTACGGGCATAACCAGTCTCTAGGAATTCTTTAAATTCCTCTTCTGTCCTGCCTCCATCCAGAAGTTTGGTAGGTGTACCAAACATCATTAAATTAGTTGGAGTACTGCCAGGTAATTCTTCTGATCTAACGCTTTCTTGCGTATTCTTGATTAGTTTCTGTTTAATTAGCCCTACGTCATATAATTCTAGGAATGCATTTAATACGTCCACGTTTGAGGATAGGTTAGAGCCTACTTCGTCTAGTTCTAGATTCATTGATCCTGCAGCTGCTAGTAGTAGTTTCTCTCGCATCTGTTTAACAGCAGGAGCAGTTCCACTGTCGAAGCTAAATGCTAGCTCTCCTAGTTTATCAAAAGCTTTCTGAAACTCTCCTAGTTGGAAGTCACATTCTTCAGGTAAACTTCTTACAGTTTGCCCTATATTGACTTTCCATGATGCTTTCTCCTGAGCTAGGAATTGGAGATTCTTCTCAGCTTCCTTAGGGAATACGCTATTTAGAAAGTCCTTTTTAAAATGTGCTACAAATTCGCGTTCGAGAATATTAGTAGAATGTCCTTTACCTGTACCAGATACCATTAGATTTAATACATAAGTGTTAACCGGAATAATATCTCGGTCATTAGTTTGAATATTGCACCGCATCATAGATGCTACTTTAGATAAGTAGTAGGCAGTCAACACTCTAAAGAAATGTCGATTCTCGTTGTTAACTTTTCTGGTTAGGATATCTACTATTCTCTCCGCAAACGGATGGTATTTTTTCATTCATTTTTTCCTTTCTTTGGCAATATCCCATTCATCTGGGCAAGTGAATCTCTGCTACATATTTGAGCTATAGAAAAATAATTTCTACCGTCTGCGTAATTATCATCTATATATGGGTTCCATACAGATCTGACCATTTTTAATGCCGCCATCTTTAACGAGTATAGATGGGCTTTATTGTCCCATGGGGATTTGTGTGCATAATCATCTAGTGCTGTACATATTTTTGCCCAAGTATTAAAACAAGCTAAAGGCGGTCCATATTTTTCTTCTCTATCTTGTATTATCTGGTCGTCTGTCATTTCACGGTCTTCCATCCTTAGTCTCCTCCTTTGCATTTCTCGTAGATTACTTCTTCTATAAAATGAATAGCTACTTCAAGCATTACATCTGGTTCATCATTATCTTCTTGCTGGTTTTCTAAAAATTCTTTGACGTATTGTAATTTCTGTATATTACTTAGTGGCATCGGAAGCCTCCTCTTCCTTTATTTCTTCTGTTTTTAAAGTAACGCTGTCACTTTCTGCAATTACATCTACAATACCCAGCTTACTGGCGTTATCTAACTTAGATATCCATACAGGAGTATTAGCTTGCATAGTATGATCCCTGTAGAATTCTGACTGCGAATCGTCTGGAGCTATAAATGATTTCCCTAGACAGTCTTTACATACTTCAAGAAATTGAGCTACAGTTACTTCTGTTATCTGTGGCACAAATGCTAAATCAGTATGGTATCCGTAATAGCTATGAGGATGCGCAGGACTACCAAATACAATAGAAGGGAACTCAACGTATACAGGCAAACCTGTACGTTCTTTATTTAATGCTTTAATTAAACTCCCTAAAGTCATTTGATATTCTGCTCTATGTTTTTTCCTTTTAGGCATGATACTTCTAGCCATGGCTCTGATTTCATCTTTGATTTCTACTTCGTCTTTTTCATCCATAACAGTCCTCTAGTTAAAGTAGTGCCCTTGGGCGGATTTGAACCACCTACCACTGTTCTAGCAACAGTTGCTCTTCCAATTGAGCTACAAGGGCATAAGTATCACACCCTTGTAGTAAGGTTATTTTGTAGGTTTTTTACGACCATATTTCTTTTTTAATATATCTATACTAGTTTGAGGTAGATGGTTTGGTTCTAGTTTATCTGGGCATTTAGTATCAAAATAATTTACAAATACCTTATCAAAAATTTCATATACTTTTTCTTCATATTGTTTCTGATTGTACTTAGTAATGATAAGTTGGGAGATAAGTTCTTTACACTTAATTATTTCTTCTTGTAAAGGTCTCATTTCAATACCTCAGGGTTGGTTATAGATAATAAATAAACGCACCTATAGCTGCGTAAGGCATTCTTTTTCTTCAACAAGAATCAATACTCATGCCTATCAAAGCTAGGCTATAGATGCGTCAACTACGCCTTTCTTTACGCATGTTTCTGATGTGAGTATTTTTACATTCATTACTGCAAGTTTTTGCTTGGGAATTGGCTCTAATAATTTCTTTTTTACATATAACGCAGTTAAGTTTATATTGTTTATTCCATTTATGACTACGTTTGATCCATGGTTTAATGCCATTACGATTTCCATTTCCACTACTTATATAGGGAGTTGGATCTTCAGTTATTAAGCTATTCCACCGTTTTCTTTCAGTAGGAGATAAATCCCATGCTTCTCTATTAGCATCATTGTACAGTTGCAATGCTTCTTCTTTATTAATCTCCTGTTTTAACGTACCATCTCCTTTGTATATCTTAATTCCAGATATCATAGATCTAATCTTCCTTCCATAAGCATACTTGCAGATTGAGAACAGATAGGTTGAACTGAACAGTACCTGCATCGTACTGCCATGGCTGGGAAATGTTTCACTATCCCTACGCCTTGTTCAGCTTGATGAGTCATAGCTGCATTCTCTGGATTTTCATATTTGTCATATCCAAATACTTTAGAAGCTCTGTCAGTTTTATTTGGATCTTTATAATATTTATATTTTTCATTTTGTTTTCTAACCCATAGGTCCTCGTCAGTACATTCTGGAAGTGCTTCCTGAGGTAGCTCTAGTGAATTTTTAATTTCAGCTAATCTATTTTTTAACCATAGTTCAGTCTCTTCTGGAGTCCACAAGCAATACTTTTTAGTTGCTACTTTCAATCTTGGGTATTCTTCTGCGTTATAAGACTCTTTCTTAAACTTACGCAGTTCTGCGATACTCCAATCTGTAAATAGGTAATGGATATAGATATAATCATTAGTAATCTTATCTGGATTTAACCATCTATAGATACTGCCCTGTTTAATGTAATCTTCTCTGTTACTCTGGTTGACATATGCCCAGGTGCTTGTTGATTTGTAATCATGGACAGCGCCG